AAGAAAAAAAGAGAAGGAGGAACCCATAGTACTAACATCACCAGAACCAAAACCAACAGCTGTAGTTGCACCTGTATTACTATTAGTATTTGTTACAGCATTACCATGCCTATCTGATACTTCATTAGATCTAGCAGCATTATCTACTGCATTACTCGTATCTACTGATCTACCAGCTTCTGCTTCAGTATTACTAGCAGCTTCTCTAGCTGCACCTATACCCTCACTATTTTCTCTATCTCTTCGTTCACTTGAAGTTTCATTAGCACCATAGTTTGCATTTGGATTATTAGTTCCTGCACCTATAGCAGCATTATTCATATTTCTTTCTGCTACATCTCTAGATACTCCTGAATATCCTGATTCTCTTCTTGCTGCGTCTACTGCTGATTCAACATCTCCAGCAGCTATAGCATCTTGTCTATTAGTACTTGCACTAGAAGATATTTGTTGAGCAGTTCTAGTAGGTTTTCTTGTAGGAAAAGGACCTGAATATGTAGTTTCTGCTATTCTGTCTAGTTCAGACATCTCATCTCCTGGAGCAACTGCATTTGTATTAACTGGTTTTTTTACAGGAAAAGGTCCTGTATAAGTATTTAGGTTGACTGGTTTTTTAACGGGTAAATTAGGACTCCAATTTGCAATAGTAGTCGTTAATGCTTCATTAACTTCTGGAGTTAAATCCATTTCATTTAAATCTTTTAATTGACTTAAAGTAAGGCCTGAAAAAGTTGTTTCTGGATTATTTTCTAGTCTGCTCTGTAATTCATTTCTTGCCATACGTTTTTGATTCCAAGTGGCAATACCTAAAAATGCCTGTAATGGAGCAGGAGCAAATAAATTAAATCCAGTTGTAATTGTTTTATCAAATCTACTAGGATTTAATATGCCTGCTAAATCATTTATACTAGCAGCCTCAAAATCAAATGACTCAGGTAAAGCTCTATCTTCTCTTCCACCACCACCACCTCTAGGTAATGTTTGAGGATTAACTATAGGATTTTTTGTACTACCGTCTCCTGGAATATCTGGTGTGCTTGGAGGTGCATCACCTCCGCCTCCGCCTCCGCCTCCCATATATCCTCCTGAAGAACCAAAAGTAGTTTGAGGTGTAGTTAAACCACGTTTTATAGCATCAGCAGGATTTTCATAATAAGCTATTGGTAATGGAGTTACTGCTGGTACTGGACCAGGTCTTACTGTCATTTCATTTCTAGTTAAAGGAGTAGATTTAGTGTACTCATATTTAACTTTATATGTTCCTGTTGAGTTATCCTGACTTAAAACTTGTTTATAAGGAGGTATCCTTCCTGTTCTTGGATCTACTCCCGGTGGTGTGTCGTATTGTGCCATAATAATTATTTATAAAAATTTCTACTTTTTGAGTCTTTCTTTAGTTGTTCTTCTATATTAAGAATTCTACGCAGAGAACTGATCTTCCCCTGGCTGCGGTACAGATCCTGCACCGATGTTGCCGCCTCCAGCTCCTGTTGCGTCTGCTGGATTTGTTTCTGAAGGTACTCCTTGAGTATTCCCCATGTTAGTTTGTCCGCCACTAGGGCCTTGAGCTTGTTGATTTCCATTTGTCATCCCCATTATTTTTGCAAAAATTTGTGCATTTTCTGGATCATTAATTAATTGATCAGGGTCAATGTCTAAAGATTTTGCAATTTCTTTTAGAATTGAATGCCATCTAACAAACGGGGCAATGTTAGGATTGTTAGCAGTTTGCATAAACGTCATTAGTCTTTGTGATCTTACTTCTTTTTGCATTAAAGAAGAAGTTCCTCTGGCTTTAATTTCTAAATCGCCTTTTATATTTTCAACATCATTATTAAATTGCATATTCCATGCATATAAAGATTCTCCTAAAGGTCTTAATAGATAGTCATCTATATTTTTTACTACTGTTTTAATACTTAAAGCAGCTGCTCCCATGAGCATAGACATGCCTGCTGCTGTTCTTGTTGTAGACTGTACTCCTGTTGTACCATGTGAGTAAGACGGTATACCTGTTGATTCGTCTGCAAGCTGTCTAAATTTATCAAACATCATTAAATTTTCTGTTGCTGTATTAGGAAACTTTAATCCGTTAATTGCAGTTCCCGTTACACCAGACTGTCTTCTAAATATTTTTCCAGGATAAATACTCATGTCTTGTCCTGGAACTAGTTGTGTTTCATCTATATCAAATACTAAATTACCAGCTAATGCTAAGTTGTCAATGGCCATTCTTGCATGACCATTCATTACCATTTGTGCATCTTCCATATTTTCTGGTATACCTACACCAAAAAATTGATATGGATTTATTTCATATGGGCATATATGAAACGGTATTCTTTCAGGAGTAAAAGGATTTAGTACTAACCTTAAAACATGTCCGTTGCATATCCATGCATTAATTTGCACTTCATCGCCATCTGACATATTCTCACTAATTTCTAAACCTGCTTGTTCAGCTAGGTCTTTATCCATTGACCCCCAGTATTCGTATACTTCAAATCGTTTTTTACTAAGATCATCTACATTTTCTCTATCTAACAATGCAGTTTCAAATCCCCTAACTTCATAGTTTTCTCCCATACTTAAGCATTCAAGTATTGATTGCTCTCTAAAGAATGGCCTATTTCTTAGAGCTCTTAGCTGTGATCTATTAAACGAATGTCGTTGTATAGCATAATCACAGTCTTGTATATTAGTAGCATCTGGATCAGGATAAAAATCCCAAATACTTACTGCTTCTAATTTAGGAACAGTTTTACTTTGAGGTCTATATTCTTGAGATCCTTCTTCATTCTTTTCCCATCTATGTAAAATTTTATCATGACTAAATGGGCCTTTTAATACTCCAGTACCAAGAAGAACCATTTCAAATAAAACATGCCTTAACATAGTTATTGCAGAAGTTTCTTCTAATTGATCGTGAATTAACTTTTCTGCGTTATCAGCGGCTTCTCTAGCTGGTTCTATCTGTGGAGTCTGTGGTGATTGTACTGAAGGACCTGCTGAAAACTCAACACCTTCATAATCATCTGACAATCCTCTTAATAAATCTGCAGTAGTTGTTCCTGGTTCTATAGATTTACCATCACCTTCAAAGCCATATATGTCTTTTATTTCTACTTTAGGATTATCATCACCTATAGTTTCTTCCTCTCCAGTATTAGCATATTCTGCAATACCATCAGGTATAGGCGTAGACTCTACTCCAATTGGAAATTTTCCAGTTGAGAATAAGACTTCAATTAATTGTCCAAAGGCAGCTAAAACTTTTGTTTTAGTTATTTTAACAAATACTCTAGACTTTTCTTTTTCAGTAAATGACATGTCAGAACCATAGATACCTCTATAATTACGATAAGATCGTAACCAACGACTTTCATCAAATAGTCTAGCATCTTCTGATTTAATAAATCTAGCTTTAATTAATCCTTGTAAATTAGAGTAATCATTGTAGCTTTGATCTTTTTCTTTTTTCTCATCATCTAAACTTATGATAGTATCTTCTGGTTGCTCAATAGCCATTATCTGTCCTTACTGGATTATTTAGTAGTCTCGTTCGTCTGCTTTTGAAAATACGCTATTGTCTACCATATTAGTTTTTACTTTAGGTGCATCTTCATTTTTTCCACCTTCTTCAACTGTTGGCATATTATTAGCAGGTCTATTAGGCGTAGTGTTTACTTCGTCTAGATCACCTTGTTTGTATTTTTTCATGATACTCATGTGTTACTTCTCCTTAGTTTTAGTTTTTGATATGGCCTCTTTCATAAATGTTAGAAGCCAAGGGTTATCTCTTAAAACTGTATGATATATATTAGATAAATTATTTACTACAGTTTCTTCTTTTTCATCGTCTGCAAGTGGATTTTCTTTTTGTGTTAGCCCACTGACATAACAACATGCATGAAAAATTTCATGTATTACTGTATTTAGTAAGTCATGAGTTTCTAGTCCTGCATTTATTTGTATGGTGTTCTCACGTTGTAAGTACTGACCATAACAATCTGTTAAGTTGTCTTTTTTAAAATCTGGATTTTCTACCTTTATAGTAAGGTCTTGAAATCCTACTCTTAATTTTTTATTGTCTATGTCCATTAATATCCAAATATTCTATCTGCTGGTTTAAATGTTTTAATTTTATTAAATCCATCAAAACCATCTCGTTCTGTGTTAATGGGGCGAGACATACAACCATAACGTAGTGCATCGTATGCATGATCTTCTGTGTGTGTATCAACATCCTCTGGATTATTTTTATCACACGGTAGTAGAGGTAGTGTTCGTATTAAGTTTATACAATTATCAAAAACAAAAAGAGAAGGTTGTTTTTTATCTCCTTTGTCTCTAACTGATAAACGTTTATGTAATTCTAGTTTACCATTTATACGACTTCTTGGTGATCTATCAGATGGTCGCCATCTGCATCCTGCAGTTATCATTGTTTCTGCTATACTTGGACCTACATCACCTCTTCGTGCCCAAGTACTGGAATCTAATACACCATAACGAATATACTCACCATGTTCCATCTCTAATACTTTTCGTGCAAATGCATCTGCTACAACTTTTTTTGTATATAATTCTCTGTAAATCCAAAGATTATTGTCAAAATCTATAGCAAACCATAGTACACATGCAGGAGATGAGTATCCCCAGTCACAAGATCTAAATCTATGCCAATTTCTAGGAATGTCAAATGGTTTAACTACATGTACTTGTCTGTTAAACTCAGGGAAAGCAGCATCTTCATAAGCCCCCCAATCTCCTTCTAAGAATTGTTTTCTTTGCACTTCAGGCAAAGAAGCCAGCATAATATAATAATCCTCTGTTTGCATTAAATAAGGATTATCTTGTAACTTAGCTGGTATAAATCTTCTAGTTATAGATCTATTACCAACTGGTGTTTGAATATTTATTGAGAACCTTTCATTTGGTGTAGCTGGATCTACAAACATTTCTTTTACCCATGTTGACCCAACGTTGCCAGGATTACCAGTGGCTCTCATATATACTGGTATCTCAGGATCTACTGATCTAAGAGACGATCTTAAAAAATTATAAATATCTGCATTGGGATATTGTGGTAACTCATCAATTCCAATCCATGTATAAGACTGACCTTGATATCTAAGTGCGTCAGTAGTGTTTTCAGCATATCCAAATTCTATTTTTGCTCCTGATGGAAATCTCCATTCCTTTTCTTGTTCTCTCCATTTAGCTCCAGGATAAGCCTTTGGATATAATTGTTGTGAGTGATTAATTAAATCTCTTAGTTCTGGCATAGAACGTCTAATTAATAAACATCTATGTTTTTGTCTATCACAATATCGTAGCGGATCAATAAGCATTGCATATGATTTACCTCCACCTCTTGCACCACCATAGAATACTTCTCGTTCTGATGCAGCTAAGAACTGAGTTTGAGGACCTTCATTAGCCTCAAATATAACTTCTTGTTCTTGTACTGCCTTCTTTACATTTGGTGGTACTATTTCTAGATCATCTTCAATAACTATATTTTGTTTATTCTCTAGAGTATCATCAGCTTTTTTAATAGCTTCTTTTTTATTTTTTAACTTTTTTTGTGCATTGTGATAATCATCTTTTGCTTTCTGTACTTGTTTAGCTATATCACTAATGCTAGCTTTAGCAGATCGTTTTGCTTTAGCTATAGTTTTCTTTTTCTTTTTAGGTGGTGGTATATCATTCACTTCTTGATAGCACCTTCCGTAAGCCAGGAGCAGATATATATCTACCCGTTTTTCTTTCCATCCAACCAGCAACTTCTCGATAGGAACAACTTTTAATATATTGTTTTGCTTGTTCTATAGCTTCGAGTTCCTCTTGAATCGGCTCTAATAATTTTTCGTCTTGTTCACTTACTTTGTATCCAAATGGAACAGTTCTTGCAATTCTTTTTCTATGACCTAGACTCATTGTTTCGTTTCCCATATAGCATTGTCCACGACCAACTATGTATTTTTCCTGACCAAATATATACTCTATATAATATAGATTTCATTATGCTTCTTTGGCTGGCAGTATAAAAATACCATGGGCGACTTTGGCATTAATATCTAATTTTTCTCGTTTGACTAAACCTACTCTATCAAGTATTTGTTTAGCTGCTTCCATTCTAATACTTGCTCCTGGTATAGAACCGTCATCATCAATTGCATTGGCTATGCTTAAGGCAGCTTTTGGTGAGTGTGCTGCTAATACCGTTTCGGCACGTTCTATGATCTGGTCTTTTAAACCTTGTACCACTTTCGGATA